CTCTCAGAGTGCATGGCCTGGATCAACGGTTGATTATTGAACCATACTTCTGCATCGATAGTAGCAACAACAGCAGAATCGGCAAGCGTCAGTATCTTACCATCGCTAGAAACAGTCACTACCGTAGTGCGCAACGCAATTGGATTCTGTTGTGAATTGTAATAGTTCCCATCTGGTGTCGCTGTGAAAACGCCACCAACACCAACAGTCCCAAATAAACCAGCGCCAGCCTCGCCTCCTGTAGCGACAATGATCGGATCGCCAACTTCGAACATCGAAAACTTATCATTCGCATAAGCTTCACTGGTAATTGTAAGAGTGTTAGAACCAGCATCCATTGAACCAATACGGTTTTCGGTAAACATACCGTTCACGAAACGCGCGGGTGCTGTCAATGGAGCAGACACAATAGGTCGAGAGCGCCACATCTTATTACGATGACGGCGCTGTCTATGTATTCGTATCACTTCTAATTCTTCCGGCGTCGGCATGTATGACTCGCACAGCTAATTGTTGATTAGTTTAGGCTCCCGCGTAATTTGTCTAAAACTTTCCTCGTTCTGTTTCACCATCTCGTTCCGAAAACTCTCTACAGCAGCACCCGTCTCACGTTGCAGCTTTGAGTTCTCGATCATAAGTAATGGAACCCAATCATCGATACACCGATACTGATCAATCTGTACACCAGTATTAGGATTCATTCCAACGATGTGCATCCATCGGTCACAAATGCCATCAGTAACCAGCTTACGACACTTCTTCGCAAAGCCGGTCTTATGACACCCAATCTTTGGATCGGGGAGGTTCATATCTTCTTGTTCCTGAGTTCAACTAGCTTCGCTTCGCGTTCCTCAGATGCGAGCTTCTTCTTTTCCTCCAATTGCTCATTCTCCTTTTTTATACGTGCCTCTTCGATCCTATGACGGTCCAGTAGATAATTGACGAACGTAATGTCCAGGCTCTTGATGTTTCCCATCCGTCGTCCATTCTCATCCGCTTTGAATTCGATATGGCCGACACCATTATCGAATTGGATTGCATGGATAAACGTCGGTAGTTCGGAACAGTCTACATCATGACCTACACCGTCCACCACGACTTTATTGTCTTCTCGGATGATTGACACTTTCATGATCTAGTCCTTCGTTGCGATGATCAGATCGACGTATTGGACACGAATGTCCATGGGATGTGTGTGCGAGTCTCCGCTGCCAGCATTGTCGATAGTAATATCAGTGGTAGCGGACTGCGTGACGGACGCTCCAAGTGACGCGCCGGTAGAACCACCAGCAGCGCCAGTTCCTCCAGCCTGCATCGCGGTCGGAGAAATACCGTGTATGTGGCCAGGATCAGTAACACCATGATTATGTACTGGCATTTCACCAAACGTTAATGTGTGCCCGTCTGTTGCCGTCTTTGCAAAGACTGTTGAGAATGCAACTGTACCCCCCGAACCAACAGAACCGGACACAACACGTAATGCTTTATCGTTATGTGTCGTATCTTTAGTCCAGCGTGTCGGTGCGGTCGTCTGCTGGAATGGCATTTTTGTACCAGAAGGAAAGAAGCGATTGTCAAATGCTTCATTGAACCTTGCTGGACTAATAGCACGAGCAGTGTCAGAGCCTGCCTGTGCTTCTGCCGTTGTAGCAAGCTCGATTACTCCAGGCTCTGTTTCAGTCGCCGGATTACCATCTGCTCGAAAGAATGCAAACTCACGCCACTGTCCAGAAGCATTCGATGTCAAGATTTGAACATCACCTGTCCGCATGGTTCTGTTTGCGGCACCGATCAAAGCCAACGTCGTAGCATTGTGAGTCACAATCGCTGCGTCCGTATACCGTAGCATCTTATACTTATTCGCTACCGTACCGAAGCTAGTAATCGTAGCCGTACCAGTAATGGCTAAGCGCGATGGCGCTTCCGCTCCAATGTCGGTAGTCGTCGCAGAGGCAATAGAACCTTCTGCGTTCTCATTGAACCCGGCTTGGACCGTAGTTAAATCAATCAGGACGGCCCACTTACCCGCTCCAAGATCGGAATTGAAAACAGTTGAGAAATGAGAAACAGTAGCAACAGCGTACCGCTGATTATCGATAACAAAATCACCCTTGATGTACGATGTTGCAGAAGCCCAAATACCTCGAAACTGCGGGATGGTAACAATAGCGTTCCAAAATGTCGGATTAGCATTTCGGAACGTTGTGAATGTGGTAGGTGTGGATGGACTAGTGTGATTAATAGCGCACACATAAAGTTGACCATCAATGTTATCGAGAGCAATATCACCAGTGAAGTAGTCATGATCATTCTCCCACAAAGCAGCACCTGCCGCGAACAGCGCTTCATAGATAGCCTGATCGACCTGACGAATTGCTGTTTCCAATTCATCGTGCCAAGGCTCCTGCTCGAAGTCAGGAATTGGAATGCGAAAGTGTGCAGAGAACTGTGTCATAGCTTGTGCTCGACCTGTTCGTGTAGTGTGTGACTCACACAATCATCGTTGACGGCTTCCGCGAGCATAGACGAACTTTTGACTGATCAACTCAAGCGGCTTACGAACCGATCCTGTATAGATGCACTTCAAAGTCTTGAACTTTACCGGTACGTTCCAGAGCCTCGGATCGTCGCTTCTACGACCACCACCATAAGGACCAGCATCGTATCCAAAGCCAGGAGCATCATTACCAATAAAATTGACAGTAGCCGCTGGATTGTATTGTATAACACCATCTCCATCCTTGAATAGATTGTCTACATAAATCTTGAGCATGAACTCACCGGTTCCCTTTGAACCGACGGAAGCAAATCGCAAAATCTTGGTTTGTGTTGGGTCTTTACTATCTAGCCATGGCAGTTCCATCTCGAATGCGATTGCCTCACCTTCATATTCCGTCCACTTCGGGTCCAGTACTTGATCGGCCCTATCTTGAGCAAATGAAACTGAGCCGCTGACATTGTTACCTATGGCAATCCAACTTGAATCGTCCGGAACATCTCGTAAAATATCCCCAACAGCATAAGCAGTGACAGGAGCCCAATCACTATCGCGATCATTAAGCCTATCTGCTGCATAGTTTTCACCAAGATATGCACCGTTTCCATATTGAAAGATACGCGTTCCAATCGAATAGAATACTCGCCCAAGAAATGACGTACATGCTGAAATCATTCCTTGACCAGAGAAAGTTGACCAGCTTCGATAACGCAAACGATCATTAAAGCTATATACAAACGACGGACCAGACGGAACCGATAAGATCAAGTCGTGCGCCAGTGAATCATACACCAAAAAGCAATTAAGCCTGATCTGAGTATCGGTCAAAACAGAAATTGTAGCACGATAGAACGGTTCGATCTTTTCACTAAGTGCTAACGTGTCCAGATTACCAAATAGATTACGGGAAGCACTTGCCAAGCCATCAAGACCGGCAAACAGCAAATCGTTTTCAACTTGTTTGACGCAACGATGACCAAGTATTCCAAAATCAGGCATCGAGTCGGGAAATTCCGGCGTGTGTTCAGGAGTAGTCGCGTCGTTATATATACCAAGTTGAACGACAAGTGATTGGGCGAGAAAGAATACGATCAGAAAGGTACGAAACCCTGCGATGCCACGAATTTCAGCAGCACCTTCTGGAGCATATGCACCAACATCGATACTGATCGAATCGTTTGGAGCAGGATCACCAAAGAACGTTCCAGCAGTACCCTTTGACGAGATATAAATCGTGTTCGGAAGACCGCTGATACCAGCGATGCAATGATAGTTCGACACGACGCAACCATACTTACCGATGGGCGTATTGGTATTACTACCACTCCCCAAGTCCTGCAAGTACGTTACAACTAAACTCGCACTAATCGTAATCGGTTTATCTATTCCATTGTGAACGATAAGTTGATTCCTGAACGGGACGAAATCGACATTAGTAATTCCTGCGGACCAACCAGATGGAGCACCTGGAAGAAGCGCAGCGATGGCACTGTTCCATATGACAATACTGGCACCATCATTATCCGTCGCACATATCTGTCCTGTCGTCGTAACCGAGATGATGGTGTTCGCGAAATACTCCATGTCAACAATTGTACCAGTAACAGTATCAGACACATCCTCAAACCAGTTCGAACCATATCGAACCTTCTGCCCCCCAGACGGAGTGCGTCGCATGTTACTTAAAGCGACTTGATCAGAGGGACTCATAAGAATATCGTTCTCGACCGTGTTCAGACCACCGCCGAAGCCGCGAACAACAAGCGGCAGAAGCTTACTTGGCTTCTTCGCTTTGATTTCAATCGAAAGCAGGTCGCGGCCCATGACTCACACTTCTTGCCATTCAGTAGGAACGCCAGAAGACGGATCGATCGCTTTCGGGATACGCGATAACGCATTCTTAATATCGTTGAATTTGTCGTTCATCATGCCCTTGACGACATTGGCAGCATTGGTATTCAAATCGTCACCAACAAGTGTCATGAACGCTGTCGAATATGTAAGCAACGCTCGATCCAAATACCATGTATCTTCCCAATCCCATTGTGACGCAGGAGGAACGAGGGGGTACAGTAACACCTGAATGTTCACGAAGCCCGTAGCCGACACAGGATAGAATTGCAGCCTACGCATTGCATAGTTCGCGTCTGCTATATGTAGACTTGTCCAGTATCGAAGCTGCGTACCGCCACTAGTGATCGCAGACGAGAATGGATTGGCGTCACGCGGCCACATCGGGATAGGCTCGGATTCTGCATCACGACAAATCTTGATGAAGTCCTCGAAGTCCTTCACCTGCTCAAACGCGTCCGTGGTCACCACGCCAAGCACACCATCAAGTTGGAGTCGATACCACTTGCGATATTGGTGCCACGGATACTTCTTGAAAAGCAGATCGAACGCCCGGATGGCATTGCTGCGCATCCGGTCGTCCCCGTACATCTGGACGCCTGGACCGGCTACTTCACCGACCAGTTCCAGCGCATCGTCTACTACTTGGCGAACAGTAGCTGACATGGTGTGTGACTCACACTACGCGAAGAAGTGCTTGATACCGTGCAGTCCACCGTTGCCTGCGGCATTCACCGAGTTGTCACCTTCGAGTCCGAGAATGGTTTCCATCACGCCATCGAGCGTCGTTGGCGCATAGGTTCCACGCGGATCGCCGGTGGTCAACGACTGAGGATCGACCAACACAGGCTTGACCCATTTGGCGAAGATGCCAGCAGGATCGATGAACACCGGCGGTGTGCCTTCCTTCGCCCATCCGATGTTGCACTTATACGGCAGGCCGAGGATACCAGTCGTACCGATGGAGAACGTTACTGCGTTAGTCGCCGCAGTGATGATCTTTGCACCAGTAACTCGCCTGATCGCAGCAGCACCACCGGCAGTCGTAGTTGTCGCCGCAGCAGAACCTGTGAATCGCTTCGCAACTGGTTGACCGAGATAATCAACGCCTTGTATCTCGATCACCGGTGCGTTGCCAGGAACACCGCTAAGATCAACACGCAACACACGTCCATACGGACTGTCCGTCGTTAGACTGAGCGGAAAGAACGTAAGTGCTACAGCATTTGCACCACCAACGTTGGCGCTAAGTGCAGTAGCAGAAGCAACAGCAGGCGTTCCAAGAGAGAAAGCCGTCGGCTGCCCGTGGACGAGGTTCGCAGAGTATCCCATCGCTGGCACATAGTTGTTGGTACCAGTCAACCCAGAAAACAGTCTCTCTTTGGCGGCCATCTGACCGATCCTCCTTTAGGTTGCGCGAATCACGCCGTCGTACCGGGAGCAGCCGGTTGTGATGTCAACTGCTCCGGCATGACCACCCGCCCTGTTCGGGCTGTAGCCATAGCGATGACTTGGTTCTCCAGGGCTTCGAACGCAGTATCGCGTTCGTTTTGGTCTTGCGCGGAAATCAGCTTGCCAAGTGGACTGTTCGGGTCTTCCAAACCCTGCAAGTTGATCATCCGAGGACGAACGTGAAGCTTGTACCGCTTCAATTCCTCCATGTTCTTGAAACGAAGAACGTGCCCACGCGGGAAGTAGACGATGTATCCAGCGTCTTGCTTCTGCATCTTGCGCACGATCTCACGCTTCTTCATATCGAACGGGGTGATTTCCCGCTCGACTTGTCCATCAAGCTGCCGCACGACATACGACAGTCTGGTGCCGCTCATTGCTGCTTGAAACATGATGATGCTCCTGTGTGACTCACACATTCAGTTGGTGAGATAGGCGTGCGTCCGGTATTGACGCCAAGAGCAGAGTTGCCCTTCCCACACAATCCGACGACCGGATGCATCCATGCTCCAAGGTGCGACCAATTGCTTGATGCGCATATTGACGCCACGGAGGATGTGGAGCGTGAGGAACTTGTCGTTGATGAAGTACGCGACATTGGCCCCGAGCTTCTCATCGAAAAGCAACGGTGTGCCGTTGTGCGTCGTACCGACGATACCGAGGTTCACCAGCTTCTTACCGGTACCGGATGCATCGAGAGCGATGGTTTGCTTGTCGCGAGCCGCCGCCTTGTGCATACGGTAGATGTTGCGTCCAGCGAAGATGACACTCGGCTTAGACTCGGCCGCGTCGTCCGCAGACGTATCGCCACGGTTCAGATCGAGTTCGAGAATGTCGTCGAACGCTTCCTCGATGTTCTCCGGCGTCAGCGTCCCGGCGAAATCATACGACGAGGACCGCCACTGCGGTTCCGCCGCAAGACTGATACCGCCCACAGAGCCGGTAGTCGGATCGGCCGGAATGAGATTGCCCAACCCGTTAGGATCGGTCCCGGCACCGACCGACGTATGATAAGACGCGAACTGACGAGAAATGCTCTCGTCGAGCGCCATGATCTTGCCTTTGATGATCTTGAAGATTTGAGCACGACCTTGGTTCTCGTCTTCCTCCTGATCCGAGATGATCAGGGAACCCACGACTCTCGCCATACTGTAGCTAACGGTCGTGAATTCGTTGGTCTGATCGATGGGTACCGTATCGTAGTACTGCATCGATGTAACGTTTGGGTTCAACCCGACGATGATCGGATTGGTAATGCTTGGGCCGCCGTCCTCGACCACCACGCGCTTCTTGGCGTGGAGATACGCAGAAACGGTGCCCGAAATCGCCGACGCCATGATCAGCTTCGCACGACTGCGAGTGAGCATGGAGTGGATGACGGTATCGAGGGCAGCCATTGATCTCTCCTAGAGGTTGATCCAGATTGTAACTCTATTGGATACCGTGCTGGTCCAGAACGTCCTTCAAGATGTTATCGTATGTCGAATTTGCTGGAGCAGGACGGTTTCTATCGTCTCCACTCGGCGGCTGCCCACGACCAACCGGACGTGACACACCACGAGCGTTCCCTCTTTGAGAACCTTTTCCGTTTCGCAGCAGGTTCAGTTGAATACGCGCCCAGACTTCACCGAGCGACATTCCCCTGAAATCGGGGTTCTGGAGCACCCGTTGGAACACGGGCATGTATTTCTGCGCATCCTGATTTTCAGCGAAGAACGACTCTACTTCTTCATGCGCCTTGCGTTCTTGTTCTTGTTGCTGCTGACGCTGCCGTTCGACTTCTTGGGTTCTCTGGTTCTGCTCAGAAATAGGCTGTGTGGCCTTCTGGATTTCCTCTCGGACCAAATCGATCAGTGACTTAGCATCTGCACCGTTCACGCCTTGAATTCCAAGTTCTGCTACATTTGTACCACTTGCGGCTGCCCTTGTCAATAGGGCACGCAGGGCCTCTGCTGGCCTTGTTTTTAGGTCGTTGAACAGCTTTGCAGCCGCTAACATATCATTCGGTTGCAAATTGAACTGCTTCAACGCCTCACTTTGACTGCGAAGCTGTTGAACTTCCGTATGCAGTTGACGCCCTGCGTCCATAGTCTGACGCAGTTGGTTCTCTCGCTGCTGCAAACGATAGGTCAAACCGCCTACCTTCGCACCCTCACCGCTTTTGAAGCCGCGTTGATATAGTGCAGCTTCACGCCCCGCTCTAGCTACAACCTGACCAGTCTGCGGATCGACCAGATTGCCATTGCCATCCGGTTGCACTTCCGCAGTACGAGCGAATGGTCGAGGCTGCTCCTGTCGCTGCTGCCGACGTTCCGGTGTACGACTCACACTCAGATCGTCAAGCTGCTGCCGCCCCCTATGATCCGGCGCGCCGTCGTCGCTCTGTTGATCGCCGTCGTCCTGACTATCATCAGAACCGGTATCCAGATCATCGCTAAGATCGCCAGCGCCAAGCTCGTCAGCGTCAAGCCCGAGATTGTCGAACACCATTTGTCGGCTGTCGCTGCTGCTGTCCTGTTGTCTGTCTCTGGGTGCCATTGTTCACGTGCTCCTGTATGAATGCCAAGATTTCCTGATCCGAAGCCCCTTGCTGTTTCATTTGAACAACCTGAGCCTTCACTTCGTCCGGCAACTGCTGTGCTGCTTGTTGCAGGTCTGCCCCTCCGCCGCCACCCGAACCGTCACTGACGCCTCGGGATAGATTGGCCTGGATTTCTTGATCGATCGCGGCCCAATCTTCCTTCTTCATTACGATCTCTGTAAACGCTTGCTGCAACACTTTGAGCATGATCCTGAGAGTTGATCCAGGAGCAGCCTTAGCGAATTGTCCTACAGCCTGCGTCAATTCAATCGCTTCCTTCTTCTTGAACGTACTATTCGGCTTCTCCATGCTCCCCGCAACAAGTTGCACCGAATACTGTGAATTGAATTCCTGCACAGGCATATTCCTAAAGCCTTGTGCAAGCGCAGGACCGATCAGCCCAGCAACTTCTTCTGACGACATATTCTTGATACATAGCTCTGCAAGCGCCTGCGCTATGTC